TGAGGTTTAATCCAACACCTTCTTCCCATTCAATAGGTAGTTTAGCAAATGTATCTGCGGCTCTCTGTATCTTATCTCTTGATTTGTTTTCGCGCCATGCGTGTCGCAACTGACTGTAAATTGGAAAGTTATGTGGCCCATATGTAGTAGCGCCTATGCTACTGATAATTCTTTCACTTTGCCCGCTGTTAGTCATCTCAAGCGATAAGAACACTACACCTTTTCTCTGCATAGCTACATTTTTTGCAATGTTTAATGCTACCGCTGACTTACCCATTGATGGCCTTCCTGCCATAACATAAACTCTGCCCGGAACAAAACCACCTAGCATCTGGTCGAGATGAAAGTAACCAGAGTAACAGCTTGCTTGCTCTTTATCTGCGTTCAAGTCTGCTATAAAAGTGTCTGATAACTGTTTTGATGTTTCACTTTTAGTTAGCTGTTTGTTTCCATCAAGCATAACAGCATCGATATCAGCGACATGATCTTGCAATACAGTATCTATTGCTTGCTCATTGTCATTTAATTTGTCTTGTAATGATCTTGTAAGATAATCTGCCTCTCTACGTTTAGCGTAATCTATAACTATCTCGCTATATGATTTAACTACATTTTCGTCACCAGCAAAAGTATGAACACACGTTGCCAAATATTCTGCTAAGTCAACATCAACCTCTAACATTGTCAATTGGTTCTTTACGTATATTGCATCAACACTATGACCAGATGTTAGCCTGTCGCTGATGATAATATATATCTTACTGTTTATTGGGTTGTAGAAGTGTTGTTGCGCTAGGCTGTTGCTAACTACATCGTAGTAGTCGTTATCGCGTAATAGACCGCCTATAATGGCCTGTTCAGCCTCTGGTGAGTGATAATCTTGCATTTTTTAATCCTTTTTGCTTGCAATATGTTATATTGTATTTATTATTATGTAAAGCCATTGGTTTCCCCCAATAGTAATGGCATCTGGGCGGTAGTTTTCTAATCCTTTTCTATCGCCCTATTTTTTTAGTACACCTCCAGGATAGTAATCCCATGCACAGCTTTCATAAGCTTCTTAACTAGCCGATATCTGGCCTGTTTAGCTGTGATAGGTGATTTAACATCTTCCACTATCAAAGTACCTTCTTTGTTCTTGTATTGGCTGTCAGCAGTATATCTACATATCTTTTGGTCGTTCACCAGTATCTGATATACCGGGTGTATTTCTAACTCTGATATCTCACCATCTTTTAAGCGCTGCTTGTTATGTAAATATCTAGCGTGCTCACGCTTGCTGTCAAATGTGTAGCCATCATCTTTTACTTTTATGGCGTTGTATTTGTTACGTTTATACATTTATTTCTCCTCACAAAATATACCACAATCAATGTTCATTGATTTCATTGATCTGCCTTTATCTGTCACTTTAAGCTCATCTAAATATATACGTTTGTTTTTTACTCTAACCAATTTAGCGCCAATCCGTCTTGATTGTTGCGCTCTGTGCTCAAATGTTTCCGGGTGCATCTTGCGTACGTGATTCCAATATGTAGGACTTGTAGCCTTAACACAGCCTATGCAGTTTGCGTTTGGATAGCCTAATGTGTAAATTTCTGGTAACTGCAGCCCAGCTTTTGTTATTATATTATAACAATCATTTTTTGTAATTTCTAAATCAATTAAAACAGGTATTAAATTTGAGCGCTCTGTAAACATAAATCGTTCACTTCTGCTCTTTTCTTCATATGTAAAACCTAAGACGTGCCAGTCAATATCGTGTGTTTTTTCCCACTCTAACCTAGCTCCTTTTTTTAGTAGTTGTGTGCAAGGTGCTCCTGCTATACCTCCCATGTATTTGCGTTTGTCAAATATCTCTCCTGCACTGCAATTTGGGTATTTACTGTTTTTTGATATATGTATCTTTTGACCTAGCCAATCCTGTACGTCTTTTAAAAATCTTACATTGTCTAGGTGTTCTTCTATTACAGGGTTGTTGACAACAGTAACTGTATTGCTGTGACCATAAAGTTCTATTGTTTTTTTTGCTGCTACAGCACTTGCAGCTCCACAGCTAAACCAAACAGTTATGTTTTGATTGCTTATCTCCATCAATCAATTTCCTTAATGTTAGGCTTAAAGCTATCGTTAAATCCACGCGATTGGATTTTTGTACGACCTTGGATTTTTTTCTTAGGCCTCTGACTTTTCTTTGTAGACTTTGTTAAGCTTCTGACTTTCCTGCGGTTAGCCGCGTCTCTCCTGTCTTTAGCGAGTCCGCAAGGCTTAACGCACCAAAGCGCTATATTGCCTTCTTCATGCTTGCCGCCAAATGCTCTTTGCATAATATGCTCAATGCGTATTTTACGTTGTTCAAATTCCAAATCTCTACCACATCCACAGCCACACTTGCCACACTGCTCCATAGCTATCTTGGCGTACAAATAATTAGGTATTGTGCGGTACTTGACGTAATCCGGGTGCTCACTAAACTTCATCGAACAACCTCCTGAGTGCCTCTGTAGTTTCTTCATTCACAAGTTTTTGCCAGTGATGCTGTGATCTAGTATCTTTTCTGCGCTTTGCCCGGTGCAGCATCATGCGATTGAAGTAGGGATGTTCAGTGTAAAAGGTTTCAGTGACTTCGCCTTCATGTTTTTGTATTTTCATTTTAATCTCCTTTATTTAATCTTGCAGACAACACTGTCCAAGCTTTAGCCGCTGTCGCAGGAACAACGCCATTTCCAAGCATACGGATGCGGTCAACTCTATCTTTTTTAACATCAGTTGTTCTTGGTGTATTACCCTCCCAATCGCCTGACCAATTATTTTGCCATTCATTGCTATTTCCATCCAATGCAGTCCAACCAGGCGGTACGCCCATTAGTTTTTCCACCCAATCTGGATTAAGTGCTTTGCTGTCGGTTGTAGCTCGTACTGCGTCAGCTAGGTTATTAGTCATTGGATTACGATTTTTTGCCTTACAAGTTTCAATATTTTGCCCACCTTTATAATCTCTTGTGGCTGGTGTAGGCCAATTAACTTTGACTGCATCTGCTAACTTAGCGCCATACCAAGCGCTGTCTGGGTCTTTGCTGTGTTTTGATTTGTATTGTCCATTAACTATTTCAGTTGGATAGCCACCGCCTGTCGCGTCAAATACTGTAGCTGTCGGCCATGATAAAGACTCTTTTTCTTTGGTGGTGTGCGCCAACCTCACGCGCGCTGAATATTCCCCACGTTGCATTGTAACCATCTTCTTCCAAGTCGCTAATGACTGTGGAGAGTCCAAGCGATATGTGTCCTTCGACGTTTTCGTACATAACTCTATTAGGTCTAATTGCTTCCATGTGTTTTCTGATGTAAGGCCATAAGTGTCGTGGGTCGTCTGTTCCTTGCCTTGCTCCTGCCTGTGAAAACGGCTGACAGGGATATCCTCCAGTAATGATGTCAACTTTGTTTCGAAAGATTTGTGCTGGGAAACACATAAGATTCGTGTAAATAGGTGCGGCAGGAATGAGTCCTCTTTCCATCTTCTGCACCAAGTTTGTAATGGCGAAGGCTTCGATCTCCACATAAGCGATTGTTCTATGTTCAACCCCTGCAAGCTCAAGTCCTCTTTCGATTCCACCATATCCGCTGCAAAAGCTGACGACAGTTGGTAATTTTTCGGTAGCACCCACATTAAAACTCCCCTCTACAAATCTTGTTTAGTTTGTGTAGTTGGTTAGGTGTTAATCTGCCTTTATGTAGCTTAATAATACATGACCACCGAGATTCCGGGATACCAAAGATGCGCCACTTTCTGACACTATCTTGTTTTATTTCTGTATTCTCTGAAATAGCTTTTGAGCCACCGCAATTTTTTATGATTGATTCAATTGTATGTTTCATTATTTTTCTCCTTTAATGTCTATATCATAAGGAAATGTTTTCCTAATTGCAAGGATTAAGTTTTTGCTTATAATGAATGTAATAACAAAGGATTGAGAAATGAATTACGTTGGTAAAAATGCCTAAAAGATTTTGGACACAAGATAAGATATTACAAATAATAACATTATGGAAAGATGAAACACTTTCTGTAGATCAGATTGCAGCAGAGCTAGGCACTACTAAGTCCTCTGTTGATAAGTTTGCTCATCGCAACCGGGATACATTGCCAAAGCGCGGTCATCAAAAAAAACCAAAACCTGTCAAATTTAAATTAGTTCCTAAAGTATCTAATCAATATAAAAAATATACAGATATTAAAATGATACATAAATGCCGTAGACTTTTTGAGGCAGGTTATAGCACCCCGGATATTTGTGAGTTGGCTGAAGTAAGTCAATCGACATTTTACAAAATGCGTAAATATGCACCTAAATATTTTATAAAAGTAAAAACGCCACAGCCAGAAAATATTATACCTGTGAAGTTTGCGCCTCCCGGAAAAGGTTATTATTTAAAATCTAATGGTGGATATTTACATTTAAGCGGCAAGACCTTAACATTGAATAGCAAATATGCTTGGCGCGGTACAGAGTATCAATGCACTCTTTTAATGAAAACATCACCATTTAAAAAGCTTATCGCTGTTAGAGAATATTAATGTGGTACTTATTAAAAGTTAAAACTGGCACAGAATTTAAAATTCATGATCTATTAACTGATAATAATATTGAAGTTTATAGTCCGTATGAGAAAAAAGCTGTTAGGCGTAGTAAACAGCAGAAAAAATCTAGGGTTCGAGTTAATTATATTTTGCCTGTTTTGCTGGGTTATCTACTTATTAACATAGATGATTTTACAGAAATTTATGATCTAATAAGCAAATATAGAAATATTTATGGTCTGCTTTATGATGGCACGTCACCATATCGACTACATGATAGCGTTATTAGTGAGCTAAAAGAAATATATCCTGTTGGTTATAAAACAGGTAAATTAAAAAATAGTATTGAGCAAGTCAAACCGAGATATAAAAAAAATGATATATTAAAAATTGATAGTGGGCCTTTTACTGGGTTACAGATATCTGTATTGTCAGTGACTGATAGTAATTTAATAGGTAATCT